TTTACCCAAGCTGAAAATGTAAAAAGTTTTTGATTAGCATTAGCATTAGCTGCTTTTGTTAAATAAGTTGTTGCCATTAGTTAAATTGTCCTCCGCCTGTTGCTCCAAATGAGCTTGTTAATGAAAATGCTCTATCAGCTGTCTGATTTTCTGCATCTGTGATTCGTATAGTAAAGTTATAAGTTGTTGGTGTAGTTGAACTACCACCAAAATCAGAAGTTGTAATAGCACCTGTTGATGAATTTAAAGTACAATTAGCTTGTGATGCATTTGTTAATACACTTGTTGTTTCAGAAAATGCAATTGTTGAATCAGATGATCCAGCAATCGTTGCAACTGTTCCTGAAAAATTACCTGCTATTGTTCCTAATGATCCAGCATTAGTTGTAAATGACGGAGCTGTCGAAGCTGTTAAAATAGCATTGGTACTTCTACCTGAATTACCATCGTCAAGTTCTATTCTTACATAATAGTTTCCTAATGCCAAAGTTACATTAACAGATAAAGTTGTAGCATTTGTTAAACTAACTGTGTTAGCTGTTGTAACTGAACCATCTGCTTTTATAAATTCTACTCTTGGTATTCCTGAAAAATTTGTTCCTGTAATATTTATTGTTGTCGCTGTAGCTGGTGCTATAGTTTGAGCTACATTAGCTACAGTTGGTTTAGTTTCTGTAGGAACTTCTGCAAAAGATAAGTTACCTGATCCATCTGTTTTTAAATAATAATTATTTGTAATAGATGATGGTAAAGTTAATGTGTAAGATTGAGCTGCACTATGTGGAGGTGCTTTAATTTTAACACCATGTGAATTTTGTGAACAGTTTAATTGTATTTGACCATCGTTAGATCCACCATCACCACTAACAGTTAATCCATTGTAATTAGTTGTAACAGTTGCACCAGTTAATGTTTTAGATGCCATTGTGCTTGGCAGTCTTGCATCATTTAAAGTGCCTGAAGTAATATTTGATGCTGCAATAGCAGCTACATTAAATGTACCATAAGCAACTATATCTAAAATATCACCTGCTGTAGCACCAGCAGCTAAAACAACTGATGTACCACTTGTTACAGTTACATCAACTGCATTTACCAGCTTGACTCCATTAAGGAAGCAATCAATAAACGAAGAATCATAAGCAAGAGTCGATCCTGTGTCATCCGATCCTGTAAATGTAGTCTGATTAGCACTAGCTGTGTATCTAAATCTTGCAGATGTTCCATTTACTGTAGAACCTGCTGCTGCCCAACCTGAAGATTTGTAAACTTTTAATTCATTAGCTGTTGTATCAAAATAAAGATCACCAACATCTAAACTTGAACCTGGTGCTGAACTTGCAACTCTATATCTTTCACCAAAACTATTTACACCAGTTATGTTTGCTGCTGTGGTATTAACATTAGCGATTGAACCAGCTACTGTATTAACATTAGCAATTGAACCACCAACATTATTAATATTAGTTGTAGCACCAGCTACAGTTCCTATATTAGAAGTATCTCCAGCAACTGTTGTAACATTAGAGCTAATTCCAGCTACTGTTGTTACATTTGAACTAATACCAGCTACTGTATTTATATTTGTATTATTTCCAGCTACTGTGTTTATGTTTGATGAGTTTGAATTAACATTTGCAATTGCTGTTGCGTTTGCAGCGACTGTAGTAACTTCTGTAGCTTTTGGAACTAATCTATGAAAATTGTAAGTGTGTTGTGTTGTAGTTGATTCAACTAAAATACCAAAACCAGCTGCTAAAGTAGCTCCATTTCCACAACCATTTAAAGTAACTGTTGAATTACCAACTGTACCATTTGCAATTGTAACTACTCCTGATCCATTCGCTGTATGAGAACTTGCAAGTGCTTCAACACTTACAATAGTTCCTACACCATTATTTACATCAGGGTTTACATTTGGAAAACTTGTTTCGTTTGCTATTGGAACAAATCCACCAACATCATCAACAAGATCAATGACTCTTGCATCAATAGCTGCTGTTGTAGCAATATAATCATCACTAGCTGACCAAGAATTGCCTGAATTTATTAATTCAGAAGTATCTTTATTTAAAAATCTAGTATCGGAAGCTGATGTTGTATAAAAAGTATTATCATCAGGTGTGTGTGCTGCTTGTTCTGATGAAATAACAATTGCAGCATCTGCAATTTTACCAATAGTAACAGCATCATTAGCAATATCAGCAGTCGCAATAGTTCCATCTGCAATTTTAGCAGAAGTAATTTGTGAGTCTGCAATATGGGCTGTATCAATAGAACCATCTACATAATGCTCTGAATTAATACTATCGTCTGCTATTTTAGTTCCATTGACTGCATCTGCATTTATTTTTGCAGTTGTAATTGCATTATCAGGAATTTTAGCAGTTGTAACATTATCGTCAGCAATCTTAGCTGTCGTTATAGCATTGTCAGCTATTTTAGTTGTAGTAACTGCTGCAGCATTTATTTTTGCTTCTGTTACTGCGTTTGCATTTAATTGTGATGCTTGAACTGCGTTGTCTGCAATCTTTGCATTAGTAACTGCATCGTCTGCAAGTTTAACTGTTGTAACTGAACCATCAACTAATGTGATAGTATTAATAATTCCAGTAGGTATAGAATTGTTAGTTTTAGATAAAGCTCCAATATAAACATTGTTAATTGCACCTGATGTTAAAGTGCCTGAATCCCAAGTTATATTAACTGTTGTATTTGATGAAAATGATGAACTTGCAATTGTTCCATATAAAGTTGCTGCTGTATCTGTAACTTTAATTCTTCTACCAGCATGATAAATTGCTGTTACATTAACACTATTAATGGTTAATGCAGTTGCTGATACATAAGCTGCTGTATAAGCACCATCGCCATCACCATACTCAACCCATTGACTATCATTAAACCATTCTCTTGTATTCTTCATTAATGCTCTGATAGCATTATTAAGATTTGAGGGTAGCATACCCTCACCGACATTGATTGTATTTAGTGTAGTATTTGATGCTTGTGTAGTTGAGTAATCTTTAATTCCTGACATATCTTTCCTAATTCATAAACCAACTAAAAGCTTTATCGCTTTCAGTATTATGTTTGTTAATTAATGTGTTTATTGCTTCTTCAATTTGTCTTTGAAAAAATTCTTGTGTTTCAAATGAATATCTAACATTATCTATATTTATATCCATTATCTTGTTCCACCTTGTGTAGACTCATAATCAACACCTTGTGCATGAGTCCAAACTGTTCCACCTGCTATTTTTACATTAGCTCTAACATAACGACCTGATTGTATAATCGCATTAAACCCATGTGAATCCATTGAAGCTGATGAAGATGCTGTTGGTGTATCAGCTAATCTATTTCTTGTTTTTAATATTACTGATGCTTCAGAATCTACTAAAGGTCTAACCCCTGTAACTTTGCTAATATAACCTGCGTATAACTCTTTTTCTGTAGTTTCTAATTCAGCTTCTAAATTTGTACCTGAAAAAATAGATGCTTTGTAATCATTACTAATAGCACCTAAAGATTGCTGTCCACCATTCCAAAAAGCTGTATCAAGTGAAATATTAATATTATCTAAATTTTGTGATATTAAATCCATTAACTCAACAGTGTAAGCACCAACAAACTGTGTAAATATTGTTGAAGCATTAGCTTCTGCTGTAGTCCACTTTTGAGTTACATAATTATAAATTAATAACTTATCACAGATCCCTGTAGTATTAGATGTGTTATCTTTAGATGGATATAACCATAAAGCTAAAGTATTAAAAGGATCTACTGCTGATACTATTCTATCAGTATAAGCTTTGTTTAAATCGTTTTCAAAAAATCTATTTACTTTTTCAGCACCGATAGCAATAACTTTATCGCCATTAATTTCAAAGAAACCATCATCAGCATAGAAAAAGACTCTTCTGTCATCCTGACAAACTGTTCGACCATAAACTGCACCTCTGTTTGGTGAAATGGTACTAAATCTAAATACTGTTGCACCACCTACAAAGTCCATTCTAGTGATTTGATTTTGTCTAAAGACATAACCAATTTCACCTGAAGTTATAGCTACAATTTTTCCACCTGATCCAGGTAGGTCTTGAAAATCTGCACTTTTAGAACCTGCAGTCCAAGTTGCTATATCATTAATGCCTGACCACTGAACTCTGTTAGTATTGTTCGGTTGATTACCTGTAACTAAAAAATCTCTTATGACACCACTGACTCTAAATGTTGGTGGTGTACCATCTGTAGCAATTGCACTTAAATTTGCAAAGTTAGTTGATGTACCCATTAAATAATATTGAGGTGCATCTTTACCATTACTTGCTATAATATAATTACCAAACTGAGTAAAAGTCCAAAAATCTGTATCAGTACCAGTTAAACTTCCTTTTCTTGAAGTAAAAGTTCCTGATGCTAATTGATAAATGTCTGTATTCTTAGCAACAAAATTATATACTGAACCAGTGCTATCTCTAAATGATCCAGCACCTCTTGCATTAGCTCCAATATTATTACTGCTATAAGAAACTAATGATGGAAAAGGTTTATAGCTTGTAGCTGCAAAATAAACATTGTTTGCTACATTAGCACCTGGATTTAAATGTGATGCTTGATCAGGAAGCCATTCACCAAAAGCAACTTGCATAATTCTCCTATGAGTTAGTTACGATAGGGTTGTTACTTGAACCAAATGGACTTGCCACTGTATCTTCACTTCTAATTTGTAAAGGAGATCCACTAAATTGATC